CGATTTATCACTGAGGAGGCGTGGGCAGCTGCTAAACCAATAACCATTGCCATGTCGGGGCGTGCTCAAACCTATGTATGCTCCAATGCCGGTGATGCATTTTCCTCAGTGCTCAATTCCCTGCGCGATAAGGCCATCTCTTACCCATCCAAATCCCTTGGCTGGTATGAGTACAGCGCGCCGCCATTTTCAAAGCCCACAGATAAAAAAGCCTGGATTGCTGCAAATCCTGCCCTGGGCATAACAATTACTGAGGATGGCCTGGAAGAGGCCCTTTCAACAGTGCCTATGGAGAAATTTCTGCCTGAGCATTTGTGTATGTGGGTATCATCGCTAGCAAGTCCTTGGCCGCTAGGCGCGTGGGAGGGTTGTGCAGATCGCAGCCTAACAATTCCAGTGGGGCCAGATACATTTATGGCATTTGATGTGGCAATTTCCAAACGCACTGCATCCTTGGTTGCTGGCCAATTTTTGCCCAATGGCAAGATTGCAGTGGGGATTATGGATCAATGGAGATCAGATACGGCAGTGGATGAATTAAAGATTGCAGCTGATATTAAAACCAAATGGGTTGATAAGTATTTCCCACGCATGATTATGTTTGATCATTACTCAACTGCCACCATCGCTGCCCGGCTTGGCGCAAGTGGTTGCAGAATGATCGATGTGTCGGGCACTGAGTTTTACCAGGCATCATCTGATTTGCTTGATGCCCTTTCCAATAATCGCATTGTGCACATGGGCCAGGAGTCATTTGATGCTCAAATGGATGCGTGTGCAGCAAAGCAAAATGACAGTGGCTGGAGATTGGTTAGGCGTGCCTCAGCCGGCGACATTTCGGCACCGATTTCACTAGCAATGATTGTCCACAAGATGCAGGAGCCACAATCTAACCCCATGGTGATTGCAGGCTAGACACGCCCAAATGTGGCAAATGTCTGCTATGTCCGTTTTGCGTGGTATAGGGCTATCATGCCACCATGGGTATATTGTCGGCATTGCGATTAGTCAAGGATGAACCCGACACATTAAAAAATCAATACGCCCCGGCAGTGATGAACTCAGCATATGGCATTGGCGCATTTAGCGATTATGCAACGGGATTTGATTACTCATCGATTGATCTTAACAGTGCTTTGCAAGTGCCCACGGTCAGTAAGTGCAGGCAGTTGATTTGCGGAACTATTGCAGGCATTCCATTATCACTCTACAACAAGCGCACCGGTGAGGAGTTGGGCTCACCTATTTGGTTAGATCAGCCCGACATCCGACAACCGCGCAGTGTAACAATTGCATACACAATCCAATCATTATTGTTTTATCAAACTGCTTACTGGGAAGTCACATCTACATATTCTGATGATGGCAGGCCGGCTAGGTTTTCGTGGGTAGCCAATGATCGCGTTTCACCAAAGTTAAATGCACGCAACACTGAGATTGAATACTACACAGTGGACAATGAAGTGCGCCCTATGTCAGGCCTTGGCTCACTCATCACTTTCCAATCATTACAACCTGGAGTGCTTGCAACTGGTGGCCGCACAATACGCGCAGCATTAGATTTGGAAAAAGCAGCGGCCATTGCAGCCCAGACACCAATCCCGTCAGGTTTCATTAAAAATTCTGGGGCCGATCTTCCTGAAGCACAAGTGCAAGGAATACTTGCAGCATGGAAGGCCGCTAGAAATTCGCGCGGAACGGCCTATCTCACTTCCACTTTAGATTATTCTACAACATCATTTTCACCCAAGGACATGATGTACTCAGAGGCAAAACAGGATTTGAGCACCGAAATTTGCAGGCTGATGAATGTGCCGGCATACATGGCCAGCAGCGATGCAAACAAATCGATGACATATCAAAATGTCCTTGATGCACGCAAAGAATTTTATGCATACACATTGGCCCCGTATGTATGTGCCGTGGAGGATCGCCTGAGCATGGATGACATTACAAATGCAAATAATTTGGTGCGTTTCAAAAGTGATGAAACATTCTTGCGTGCAGATGCAACTGCACGGCTTGCCGTCATTGAAAAAATGCTTGCACTTAATCTCATTACTTTGGATCAAGCCAAAGCGATGGAGGACTTAACACCGAATGGAGATGGCTCATGAAATTGACATTTAGCACGCCCATCCAGGCAGCCGATACTGAAAGGCGCATGATTACCGGCACAATTATGGAATATGGTGCAACTGGTCAAACATCAGCTGGCCCAGTTGTATTTGAGCAGGATTCAATCCAAATGCCATCAGCAGGTCGCATAAAATTATTGGCACAACATAATGCCAATGATCCGATTGGCCGAGCCCAATCATTTAGCAAAGCAGGCAGTTTTATTTATGGATCGTTCAAAATTTCAAATAGCAGCCGGGGTACAGATTATTTAACCCTTGCCGCGGAGGATCTAGTTTCTGGGCTTTCCGTTGGTGTTGAGGTCATCTCATCACTACCCAAAGACGATTACCTCCTAGTGACTAGCGCACGGCTCGTTGAGGTTAGTCTTGTCGAATCTCCGGCTTTTGAAAATGCGATAGTCACCAGTGTTGCCGCTAGCGAGAGCGAAGCGGAGCAAGTAACAACCAACCCACAAACAGAAAGCGAGGCAGTCATGACGACAGCCCCAGATACAACAGCCCCAGAACCTGAGGCAGAGGCTCCAGTTGTGGAAGCCTCTCGCCCAGTTATTTCAGCAAGTTATTTGGTGGGAGAAGTACGCTCACCAATTAAGACACAGGCACAATACATGGAGCACACAATCAAAGCCACACTAGGCAACGATGTATCTCGTGATTATATTCGTGCAGCAGATGGACAAGCACGCAAGATCGAAGCGGCAAACGATTCATTCACCACTAACCCAGCATTTTCTCCAACAATATTCTCACCAACAGTTATCGACACATCACTGATGGTGCGCCCAACAATTGACGCGCTCGGTGGTGCTCGCGCACTATCAGCATCGGGCATGACAATTTCACATCCAAAAATTACAACTAATGCGACAATTTCAACAGTGGCAGAAGGACAATCGACTGCTGCTACTCAAATTGTCAGCGCGTATGTAAATGCCACAGTTGTAAAACTGGCCGGCACTCAAATAATGAGCACGGAGCTTTTGGACAGATCTGAACCATCATTTTATGCAGCAATGTATGAGAACTGCTTGCGCGCATACGCTAAGGCATCAGATGCAGCAGTTATCGCCGAGATTGTCAGCGGCGGAACATTGTGTGCAACAACAGTGGCAGCAACTGCAACTGGTGTGCAAAACTTTGTTGGAGCAGCAGCACCAGCAGCATTTGCAGCAACTGGTGAATTAGCATCTGCATACATTGCAGGAACATCACAGTGGTCGTTGCTTATCAATGCACAAGATGGATCACAGCGACCAATCTATGCAGCAGCACAACCACAAAATGCAGCAGGTGTATCAGCACCAACTAGCATCCGCGGAAATATATTGGGGTTGGAGTTGTATGTCGATCCTTATATGGTCGCGACAACAATCGATGACAGCGCCTTTGTGGTGGCTAAGTCAGCAATCTGCATTTATGAGTCACCAAAATTGACTCTATCCGTGAATGTAGTTGCTACTGGTGAAATTTCTGTTTTGCTATATGGTTATTTTGCCACAAAAACTTTGGTGTCCGGTGGGCTACAAAGATTTAATTTGACCTGATAAAACCCTAAGCCGCTTGCAGGGTTAGGAGGCCCTGGCCCTGCAAGCCTTATCAAATGAAAGGATGATGATGGCCGCGACATATACGACAATGCAGGAATTACGCGACTCACTTGGAATTGGCACCCTCTACACAGATCCCACTGTTGAAGAGTGTTGCCAAACTGCCCAAGATCTCATCAATTCATTTCTTTGGTTTAACACAGCACCATTGGTTGCAACAGGTCGGGCATCTAATGTTGCCACTATTGTCATTGCAAGCCCTGGCCAATTTGTAACGGGTCAGTCAATTACCATCACCAACTCAGGCGCAGGCTATAACGGCACTAAGACAATTACTGGCACGGGCCCTTATGCAGTAACAACCACCACAGTGTTCCTGCCAAGCCGCTACAACTATCCTTTGGGGTATCAGTACATCCAATTTGCTAGTGTGGCAGCTGATGAACCCATGCATTTGGTGCAGCCTTATGGCACGGTAACAGGCCCGGATGATAAACAAACCTCATATGCGGCAACAGCGGCCATTAGATCTGCCAGCCTTATCCTGGCCACAAACATTTGGCAATCACGCCAATCCACTCAAAATGGAGGCATGGGCATTGATGGCTTTGCGCCTAGTCCATTTAGAATGTCAAACACATTGATGGCATCGATTAGGGGATTGCTTGCGCCATACCTAAACCCAAGCGCAATGGTCGGGTGAGCGATGCCGGTAGCACTTACAACACTGCGAACAACGATAGCAACGGCCCTAACCAATGCCGGTGTGTGGAGCACATTTTCATATCCACCGCCAGTAATTCTTGCCAATTCAGTGATAGTTGCGCCCAGTGATCCTTACCTTGTGCCCAGCAATAACTCTCAGGCATCAATTTCTTGCATGGCCAACTTTAAAATTATTTGTACCGTGCCGTATCTGGATAACCAGGGCAATTTGAATGGCATCGAATCAACTATTGTTGCAGTGTTTAACAAACTTGCATCATCATCATTGGTATTCAACATCACCGGGGCAAGTGCCCCATCACTGTTGGATGCTCCCAGTGGGCCCATGCTCACATCCGATTTCTCAATTACAGTCCTAACCACTTGGTCATAAGGAGATAAACATGAGCGATACAAACGCAGAGAATTTGGCTTGGCTTATCAAGGTTGGCCAAATTAAAGACCCAAAAGAGGCTGCTGAGCCAACGACAACAGAAAAAGAGGAAAAATAAATGGCAATATATTTAAATAATAATGTTGGCGTGAAACTTGCACCCCTTGCAACGCCAACTGTTCCATCAATCGATATCTCATCTTATGTAAGCGCAGTCACTTTAACGCAATCATTTGATGAAATTGAGGTCACGGCTATGGGCGATTCTGCACATAAATTTGCAAAAGGATTGCAAGCGGCAACACTGACTATTGATTTCTTTAATGACTGGGCAGCTGCTCAGGTCATGGCTACTTTGGGTACAGCATGGGGCACAACCATTGCTGTTTCAATGATCACTGGCAGTGGTTCAACACCATTGACAGTTTCAGCAACCAACCCAACATTTCAATTTTCAATTCTTGTAAATAATTTAACACCAGTGGGCAATGGCGGCGTTGGTGATGAAGCGGCATCTAGCCTATCTTTCACAGTCAATACAGTCGTTACCCAATCATCATCCACTCCATTCTAAGGATAAAATCATGGCACGCTTAAAAATCACCAGGGCCTCTGGGGATGTGATTGTGCAAATCACCCCCGTGGTTGAAGTAGCCTTTGAAAAGTACGCAGGTTCCGGAATCCATAAAAGATTCCGAGATGCTGAATCACAGACTGACATCTATTGGCTTGCCCACAATTGCCTCCAGCGCGTTGAGGTCATTCCTCCATTTGGAGATGAGTGGCTCAATACCTTGGTGGCCGTTGAAGTTATGGATGATGAACCTGTAAAAAAATAGATCGGGACAGCCTCACCTACCTAGTGGCCTCACTAGCGGTGGAGATGCATATCAGCCCAGATGAAGTCCTTGCGATGGATGAGAGGATGTTCCAAGCAGTATTGCAAGTGTTCAACGATCGAGCAAAGGAGCGCGCAATTGCCACTAGACATCACAGGCGTTGAGGCCACCTTAAAGGCCATGCGCAAATTTGATAAAGATCTTACCAAGGAGATGAACAAGGACATCAAGGCCGTCATGCTTGGCATTCGCGATAAGGCACGCGGTGATGTGCCCATTGGATTTCCTACTTACCTCTCAGGCTGGGAGAAGCGCGGCAAGGTACAAAGCCAAGCGGTGTTTAATACAGGTGGCCGCGTGCGCAAGTTCCCACTCTTTGACACGGCTGAGGTCACGGCTGGGATTGTTTATCGCCAAGGTAAAAGCCTGCAAAACAAGCAGGGCTATCGCTCGCAGTATTATGTGCGCAACAATTCCCCAGCAGGTGCTATTTATGAAACAGCCGGGCGCGTGCAATCTGGCCAACAAGGTCGATCTAACAACCCACAGGCAGGCCAACTATTTATTGGCGCAATGGGCTCACTTTACGGCAAAGGC